GTGAAAGCCACTGCCATAGTATGCGTCAAACGCTGAGACTAGCAGTTAAGAGAGTTCGAGGCATGGTAACGCCTCACTCCCGACTTGCCCTGTCGAGGTCGTGCTCACATGTTCCCAGTGTCTTTTTCAGTGAGATACTTAAGGGTGCGCCAAATGCTCTGATGAGTGTTGAGCGTGCCCTGAGTGTTAAGACTAAGAGAGAACTGATTGTCCCTTGGACTGGCGAACAATGGGATTCGCTAGTCCGCCGGAGGATTGCCCGGGGGTGCCAGTACGTGCGTACGTTGCTTAGCGACGCACTGACTTTCGGGTATAAGGGGTTCACATTAGAGGAGATCACGCTCTTTGTGCTGCGCTGGACGGTGATGGACTGGATGGGAGTGGGAATTAAGCAGGTGAAGCTGCATCTGGTCTGGCTTTCGGGCTACGGCCGTGGTGTGGAGTCCCCCACGACGGACATGATTGATGTCCCAGGGTATTTGCTTAATTCGCGCTACCGCGTTTGGATGATGAGAATCCTTCGGACGCGTGTAAACCCAACGGTTGGTTGCCCTTACAGTGTGGCCCAGATCATGAGCGAGACTCTCCTGCTCGGCTCTAAGAGGGGGTTCCCGTCGATCGAGGACGATGAGGTCGACCGTCAGGCCGACGCTTATCTGGATCAGATGAGCAGTCGTTTAGACATCACGGGGCCCTATCGGGAGGAACTGGTGGAGGCCATCGGCCGCACCTCGCATGAGGTGTTTGGGGTCTGGGAGGGCGAGAGCCCTACTCGGCCTTATGTCCCGAGCAAGAATGCCGGGCTGGAGGCCCCGCGCTGGAAGGGAGGGATACTCGGTGCCTTGCATCGGGAATACCGACCGTACGGCGGGGTCTTTGGTTCCGTTGAACTACTCAGGATGGACGAGCTGGTGTACTGCCGGATCCGCTCTCTTTATGGGCGAAGCGTGGACTATGGGCTAGTAGTCGAGATGGCTAGGAGCTCGTGGAGTAGGACGGAGGGGCTGGCGAGGTGCACGATCTACATGATCCGAGAGCCGCTCAAGTTAAGGACGATTACGGCGGGGAACCCGTCCCTTTATGGGGCGCTGGATCCGCTGCTTCGCCATATGCGAGCCGGCATGGGTCGATTCGACTGCTTCCGCCTCACGAGGAAGGAGAACAACGCGGCATGGTTGGGTGACCGGCTCAACCTGAAACCACTTCTTGCAGATCGGTATCTGTCACAGTGGGACTGGTTTGTGTCAGGGGACTACCAACAGAGCACCAACGACTTGTCGATGGAGGCCACGAGTGTGGCCGTCGAGAATGTCTGGGTCCCGAATTCAAGGGACGCACGCCTAGCCGAGAAGGCTTTGGGCGCGCAGGAGCTCATGTGGAGAACACCCTTCCGCGAAGTAATCGCACCTCAGAGGCGGGGGCAGCTCATGGGATCGCCTCTTTCCTTCCCTATCTTGTGCGTCATCAATGCCGCGGTGATGAGGTTAGCTTATGAGCTGAGCTATCCCGAACTACGCGGGTTGAGTCTTGATGCGTTCCCGATCGCCTTCAATGGTGATGACTGTGTGGCGCGGATGGACGTTAAGACGTACAAGTTGTGGCTGGAGCTGTTGGCGGGCGTAGGCTGGAAGCTTTCGCCTGGCAAGAGCTACTTTCACAAACACCTGGCACAGGTTAATAGCCAAACAATGCCGGTGGTTAGGATCGGAGAGGGGCGCTGCAGATACGTGCTGGAAAACCCCATCCCTTTTGTCAATGAGGGATTCATGCAGCAGATGGGCAAGGCGACTTGTCAGATCGACGAGACGCCGTTAGAAGCCATGTCGCGTGACTGGCGCGAGCGCTGGTGGGCATTTGAGCGTCTTCCCATGCGGATGGGAGACCGTGCGCGCCGCGTAATGCTAGACAATCTAGAGCATGTCGCGTCAGAGTTGGCTAGGAACAAGCTGACACCCTTCGTATTCTGTCCCACGAACCCTGTCAAGTTCGGGGGCTTTGGAATCCCTGGCCCGTTCAACCAGGAGGTAGCCAAAAAAGCCCTTGGATACGAGAGGCCGCCTCGTACGACCGTCTATGAGACATGTCTACGGGAAGAGCAGGAGGACGTTGAACCCTGGCTGGTGCCGCGTGAGCGCGCCGGCAAAGATCTTCTGGAGGAACTGCTGGACGATCTTGTTCAGTATGTTGAGGGACTTCGGGCGCCGTCCTCTATGACGCCTGGGGGATATGTAGACCTCGAAGAGCAGGTCGCAGGTTTGCGCTGTCCCTCCTTCGTTTTGGATCATCTGGAAAGCCATGAGGCGACGCACACCGCTACTCCGCCAGTAAGGACTCTACGAGTCTATGATACTTATGGAAAGTATCTTGGCGAGCAAGTGTGCTTCGATGACTTCGAATGAAGCGAGAGGAG